ATCAGGTGAGATCAGCGGCAGCATGTTATCAAGGTGGAATCGTTCACGGTGTTCTTTCTGCACCACGTAAATATAGTTGGCATCGATGTTCAGGTTCTCAACCACCACCTGAATCATGGGTTTGCCTTTGACATCAATCAAAGGTTTTGGAAACGTGTATCCTGCCTGAGAGAAGCGAGTACCTGCTCCTGCCATGGGTATCAACACATTTAGTTTCTCTGAACTCCACATAATTTTTTTCTCTTTCTGTCCTAACTTAGGAATGATGTTATCAATTGTCACGTCCTCTGGTGATGTGACTCGTATGACGTTAGCACCTGATCTGTTTGCTGCTAACAATCCGGGTGGACTGTCTTCGATGATCCACGTGTTATCTGGTAGCACACCCATCTTCATCATGCAAGCCCAATACAAATATGGGTAGGGTTTGCTTTTGTCTACGCTGCAATTGCTGTATCCCCACGAGATATATTTTTTTAGTCCTGTCAGTTCCACCGCTGTCCATAGTGTGGCGGATATACTATTAGAACATATCGAAATCTGATAACCTTGACGCTTCAATTCCTCCATCAGATCAATGATATGCTGTTTGGGTTTCAGTTCTGTTTTTAGTGCTATTTCTGTAAGTTTCTGTTTCTTAGCATTGATAGACGAGTGCAGTTCTCTTGGTAATCCCACACGTTCTGTGAGCATCTCAAGTTTGTCTTGGGTCTTGTGTCCATCATAGATGTTACGATGGTCTTCGTATGATATCGCATACTCTGGTCCAAGTGCCTCATTGAGACACCTGTAGTGAATGTCTTTTGCATCGATGAGTACGCCATCGAGGTCAAAGATAACTGCTTTCATATCATCTGCAGCAATCCTGCTACATCCTCTCCCTTGTGCGGTAGTTTGTCCTTCAAGAAGAAGTGAACAAAGTCGCATGCGTTTATGTCACGGTTAGCAGTGAACAACCCGTTAAACTTCCACGGCAGTGAGGTGAACGGAATCTTGTTCTTCTTGATCCAGTAGTTGAGCAGCACCTGATCTGTGCTCCACTTCCACGCACCGATACCATCAATGAATCGCTTGAACTCGTATCGATTGAGAAATGCTTTTGCGTCCTGTCCCATGAGATAGGGTTCTAGTTTCTTGTTGAACACCATCACACCCATGTTAGCAAAGTGTGCACCTGTGCGTTTCCACTTCCAGTCCACGTCTTGTAATGGAGTAAATTGCATACGAGAATAATTGACAATCTTCTCAAGGTATTGCTGGGTCAATGGCATCTCTCGCTCAACCACGGCACCAAACGCACCGTCACCCATCGATTCAAATATATTTGCTGCACCCTGTCTGATATACACGTCAGCATCGATCACCGCGATCTCGTCGTATTCATTTAAATAGTTGAATGCATTCTCTTTCTCGTAGATAGGCAGGAACCCACCGTGCTTGGCAGTTGCCTCCTTACTTCGGTTGCTCATGAAAGGATCAGGGGAAATGCGTAGCAGAGGATAGTCTTGCAGAAAATGATCGATACCATTCACTTGACAATAGTCTTTGACGCTCTCGATGCAGAACTTGTATAGTTTCGAGTTTGCCTGTTCGCCAAGGCAGACCTGATATATCAGTCTTTTAGGCATGTGGTATTCCTTCCATCTGTCTAATAATGGGTACGATCCCATTCACGTTTACGTGTGGTGTTGGTTCCTCGTCACCGTTGTGACACAGCACTTGCCACCATCCCCACTCTGCTGCAAGCAAGAGTTTGTGCTTCCACCAATGACTGATCACCTGTGATCTGAACTGTTCTGGTTTAAACATCACCATGTAATCAAACACGTGCTGATGCCACCACCCATTTTTCTTGATTTGTTTCTCTTCCCAGTAGTCATGTTTCTCAAATCTCTCACGTATCGTCCACCATGGATCTTCGGGGTTGCAATTGAGTTGAAACCCAACCACAGTTCCCTCTGCTGCCATTTGTATGTATTTCTCGAAATCAAACGTGTAGTCTATCAGTGCGTCCCATCGGGTCCTGATATACAGGTCGGGTGGTTCTTTGATGCTGTTAATAAGATCAAGCGTAGACATGATTTGAAGTGCACGATAGTTAGACTTACGTCCCTCCACATAAGGACCACCGTGTCTCTTGACTTGTTCTGTCCATCGAGGGGTGTCTACAAACTTTTTCTGTTCTCTATACGGATTGTATACTTTTGGTTCTTGTGTGAGCAGGACTTGATCTCGTGCACGAATCATCATCTGAGTTTGTGGTACAAACTTAGCAAGCATCTCTGGTTTGCTCCACGTGTGGTAGCGAATCTTCACGTCATGGTCTGGCATATTCAAAAAGATTTTCTCGACACGATACAACACGTCGATCATTTTCTGCCATGGAATATTAGCAGGAAACTGCCCTGTCACTAGCACATCAATTCGCATGCTGGTAGTCTCTCAGGTTAAACTCTGTTCCGTGCATCTTATACAAATCTCGTTCATGATTAGTCCAGACTAAGATCTCAGGATCATCTACTAGAAAATCGCAATCACGGCAAAACTCAGGATACTCACCAGAGAGATGCTGATCCCGTAGTGTAGCATAACCCTGTCCGTTCCATATCTCTTCAATAGTCTGCTCGGAAGTGTGACCCAAGACTGCTTCTTCGTCTCGTCCAAGGACTTGGCAGCATGGATGAACAGCGCCTCTCTTACCATCAATACCGCCAGCGCGAATAACAACATCGGGACTAAAGGGTCTTCCACAAGTTTTTACCTCACCTTCTCTATCTTTGACGGGTTTGTATACCCCGCTCCAATTGTGCATTTTCCAGATCTCTGTCTTGACACCCAGTTTTTCAACGATGTTTTTATACTGTGTCAGTTCTGACTCGAACAACACAGGATCTGTCTCAGTCATCAGGTGATATGTAGCGACCACGCAATCAGAGTTTGTGTGTTCGACATACTCCTGCATGCGGCGGACCTTATCCCACGTGCTACCAAATGACCCGCCTATTCGATTGTACATCCACTGTGCATACTTAGTCGGGTGAGATCCAATCCATGAAAAGCGATAGAAGTCTAGTCCTGCATCAACGCAGTCCATCATGAAATCGCCTTCCATGCGATATCCGTTCGAGAAGATAAATGCTTTCGCACCATACTTCTTGACAATCTTGATATATTCTGGTAGGTTGCGATTAAGAGTTGCTTCACCTGAACCATCGAGGTTGACTACACGCAGACCATGTTGAGCACAGTCTGCTACGTTGTCTTCAAACTCTTGCAGAGACATCTTGACGAGAAACCCCTTGTGCCTACCACCTGTACGCATATCCTGCGGACACATAGTGCACGAGTAGTTACACCCGCCATTCACTTCTATCACTGCTCTATCGATTTTCAATTATATCATCCACTTGATCAACATATCTCTTGCAATTAGCATCGAGACGGTTTATATTGCGTTTCATGTTACTGGCAAACTGCATGAACGTTTGTTTACGACCAGCATCTTTCTTCGGTTCGTAGAACGGCATTGCTTGAGGGTTGTGCATGTTGACAATCGTGTTGTCCCCCGTGATCAACGTAGGTTTGTAAAGCATCCTTGCAAGGTAGTGCCACATGCCATCATATCCCATGCAAAACCGTGCAGTTTGTATGTGGTAGAATGCTTCTCGTATAGGTGTACGATAGCACAACTCCACCACATCATAACCTTGTTCACGCACTGAGTTGATTGCTTCTTCCCAATGCTCATTCGTATACATTGTCTTCCAACGATTAGGTACATCGGCGTTGAATTTGAACCTCCACACCGCTACCTTGTTTTCAAATGGTTCACGGTATAAGTGAGGTTTAAACTTCCAACTGCATAGACCTTTCGGTATATACTTACCATGTCCTGTAGTATCACGTTCTAGGTTGAGCATCATGCGACCATCGAACATGTTCTTGACATCAAAATTATATATGTGTTCATATGTAACCAACTCGTTACGATAACACAACGAATGAAAGTAGTCAATCTTTTCGAATATGGATTCAGGGTCTTCGAAATGATGCTGGTAGTCAGCATCATGATCCCAATAGAAGATGACGTTCAACTTTGTATCAAGGAGGTTTGCTACATACAACGCAGAAGACATCGTGAACATGAAGTCTCCTGCGCCGGGAGTACCTCTAACTAAAATATTAGAGTCTTTTAAGGTCCACTCTATATTTAAGTAGGGATCCCGAAAAGACACCCCAGTAAGGTGTCGATTTTGTAGTAGCATACATGCTCAATAATTATAACGTTTCTCAATCTCTCTCATAAGATTGTTATGGTTGGTCTTTTCGGAAGCGGCACTCTTAACGTTTCGCTTCTTCTCTGACCTATACTTATCTTTAGTTTTTTTCTTGTTTCGCGGATCAAAACGACCATACTTTGCCATTACTATCTGCCTTGCCCTCTGTATTTCTTGTAACTTGCTTTCTTCTTTTTGTTCAGCGATGCTCTTTTGAAATTACCACTGCCAATAGAAGTTCCTTTAGGTTTGCGTTCGGGGCGAACGACACCGCCCACCCCTCCACGTCCTGCCATTAGACTGCCTCCAGACGAGACATCAATCTTTCAGCACGATTCGTAACTTGTCGATACCATTTCGAATCCCGTCCTTCAACTGCTGCGGTTTTCCAATCAAAACCTTGTAGTGCTTTGTTGAATTTTTTAAATCCGCTCAAACGGGGGCGTCCCATGTTAAACATCATATTGACCACAACTTCTTGGACTTCCTCGGGAAATTCATCAAAGTTGCTTTCTCCGTATAACACATGACATTCGGAGATGGCAACGTCGAGGTCTTTCTCAAAACATTCCCATACCCGTTCTTCTGATACAGGTGTACCGAACTCGGCACCCCACTCTGCGTCACCTTCTACAATGAGGTGACCAACACCAAAGGTGTGAAGTCCGAGGTGGTCTGCGTATACCTCATATACTACACCTTCGTCTACCTTCAGTGTTTCGAATACTGCTTTACGATCCATTTAATGTCTCCAATGTTGCGAGCAACTCATCATACTTTGCGATTTGCTCTAGTTCTTTTTCTAGCGTCTCCATGAAGTCGCCATGTTCTGCCACCCCTACGGGATTGGCGGTGAATGTCTCCCAGTTACAGACGTGCTTTGCTCGCTGTCCTTCTAGGTACAATCTCATATGTTCTCTAATGTGTAGTCCTGCAGTCATTTGATTCCCATCCATTCTTTTGTCATTATGTAGTCACGCACGAAATCAGATCGCACGATGTCTTCCCAACCAAAGTTTATTATACTGAAATGCCTCATGTTGTCAAGGATCTCAATAAACTTATGTATACCTTCTTTATCCTTCTCTTGCTTAAAATCTGTCTGATGATAGTCACCACAGAAAATAACCTTTGTTGCTTGACCCACTCTCGTGATAACGGAATCAAGTTCGTGAAAGTTTAGGTTTTGACACTCGTCCACAATCACGATGCTAGAGTTAAATGTCACTCCACGAATATACGAAGTGCTCCCAAACGTGATGTAATCGTTGTGTACTAGTTTTTCCCATGCACGGTTGTCGTTAAACAACTCTGTGCATGCAGCACGATATGGACCTGTAAATGCATCAAGTTTGTCTTCCAGTGTTCCGGGTAAGTATCCCACCTCTCTTGTTGGTACGACACTTCGAACGATGTGAACAGTCTCGAAAGGAGAACTCTTGTTCATGACCTCTTCGAGTGCGAGATATAAAGCAAGGAAGGTTTTACCTGTTCCTGCCGTTCCTAGCAGAGCAAGATGATGACCATCTCGATATGCCTCCCACGCTTCTTGTTGCTTCGGTGTGATAGGGTCTATTGTTAATAGGTTGTCCAGACGAATATTCATGGACTCCGCTTGCTGCCTACGGGTTTGTGTCATGTTTTGATGCTGCTCACACTGAGTCCGTGTTTCTTACGTTGTTCGTCTGATAGTGAAGAATTGCCCGTTGCACCTTTCTTAATGGTTTTCAACAGGTCTTTCCAATCGCCACTGGTTTTGTTGATAATGTTTCCGGTGTGAGTAACGTCAGCGGGTGCGCGGGTGTGTATCTGTTCCCATTCACCGCTGGCAACCATTTCTTCTTTCTTGGAAATGGTCAGGAGCATCTCTTTGATTTCTCCAGTTTTTGTGTTACGTAGATCATATGTTGGCATAATAAGTTCCTAGTGGCACCCCGTAGGGTGCCGTTAGATTAGGATCACCCCCTTGCGACTTGCGCAATTGCTGCATCTAAAAATGCTTGTTTCTTTTGCATTCGATATGCTGCTTCTGTTTTTCCTTTTTTGTTCAACTTGTGAATATAGTGTCCAAGTTCCCTAGAGTCTTTTTTTAGTCTTTCTATTTGGTATGCTACCATAGGCAAGTCTCCTTGTTATCGATTTGGATTTCACATAATCAAGCGGGGATTAAACCGGGTAATGCCTCCTGTACTATTTTTTTAGTTAATCCTTGCACGGGTGGTTTTTTGTTGATCATCGAGACGAGAATATCTGCGTCACGACTGTCTATCGATTCGAGGATATCAACAAACATTCGCTCACGTTTAACCGTAAGCAAATCTTCTGAAGTCCTCAAACCCGATACGAAATATTTAAAATTCATGTGCTGTTTTCTAAGAGTGCTGGGTGTGGGCGCACCCTCCGCGTTTGGAGTGTATGGCACAGGACCTTTGGGTAGGTTCCATTGTACCCTGTCATCAAAAATACCCTGCAATACATCGCGCAGTGCCCAATGTTGTTCTTGATCCTTCAATACTTGGATCCTTTCTTTTCTATTCTTTGCCTTTTCAAATTTCTCAAAGACTTCCCATACATCAAGATTCATATTATATCACCTCATTATGATTTGTCAATTATTTAGATCGTTCTTTTTCAATCCACTTCTTTGCTCTTGGGTTAGCAGGCGGTTTTTTAGTAAACTTAGATGCCCACTTATAACCTTTCAAAGTTCCTGCTTTCCAATTTGCTCCATCACTATTATCTAGGATGATAAAATTCTGCTTGAAGAAACTTTGGAATTTACCAATGTTGTTTTGTACTTGCTTCCAATACTTCTCGACTTCTGCATCAGGCAGAGATCGAGCACGTGCTCTATTACGCTGCATTGCTGTTTCAAGGTCAGTGTTAACAAAAATCATGGCAGTGTCGTAACCCAACTTTTGTAGTTCTACTGCCTGAGTCCTGATCTTGTTGTAGTCTTTACCAGTGCCATCGACAACAACACCCAGTCTCCCTTTCAGGTACAGTTCTTGCTTTTTACCTGTCAGTGCTTTTGCACGTCCACGTAGTTGCTGTCCTTTATCAGAGAAGATGTTTTCTGGGTCCATCTCTAGACCTGCTTTTTTCATTGCTGATTCGAAGGCATCGTCGGAGTTCACAACACGCATGCCTAATGCCGTGAGTGCAGTCTCACCAACGATGAAAGACTTTCCGCTGCCGGGACCACCAGCAAGGAATATTGCTTTGAAGATGGCGGGATCGTTGACCCCTTCTGAAATGAATTGACTAAATCTTAACATGTTTAGAATGTATCTTACAACCTATGAATTCGTTATAATAATCGTCTCGTAATAGAACGTCATTTTCAAATTGAAGTTTTGCCTCGTAGTAAGAACACTCGCCTTTTGAGCGACACAATCTTAATATCACTCTATTATATAGGCTTTCACCGCTTGCTACACGCTCTTTTAAGACCTCACTCGACCCATAGTATGTTCGCCAATCGCTCTCTACGAGCGTTTTTTTGCGTCTCTTACGGGATTTGGTGATGGGCAAGGTCTTT